TGATGTGAAAAACTGTTCAGCAACTGTATTTTGAATAAATGCAGCCTCGTCAACATACAATAAATTTACAGATTTTCCTCGAATACCAGAAGCACTTGTAGCAGAAGTGAATATTTTAGATTTATTCTCAAGCTCAACATCACCTTTATTCCAAGTAGTTACACCTTGTTGTAACCAATCAGGTAAAGATTCAAACATTAATTGATATCGACTCATTACTTCTCTAGCAGCTGCAGCTTTATTTGCTAATATTGCGGCAGTTTTAGCAGGATTAAAGTTTGTATACCAAAGAATATAAGCAGCAGAAGTTTGAGTTTTTCCTTGTTGTCTTCCTTCCATCAAAATAACCTTTCGATTATTATGAATTATATTTACTTTTTGTTTTTGACACTCATATAATTTAAATGGAACTAAACCATCGTCAAGTGTGATAATTTTACAATAGGTATCTATAAAATAAACTGGATCATTCTTACACTTAATATATTCTTCTATTTGTTCTGGTGTATATTGAACAGATACACCAGAAGCCTTAAGATTAGCATTGTTATTATATAATGATCCCATTACAAAAATCTCAAATTATTTTTTAATTGTTTTTAGTTTATCAATCGCTTTATGAGTTGATTTGAAACTTTTGTCAATTTTTCTATTGTTATCGTTATCCAAACTAGATGTAGCAGTTAATTGTTTGCGTTTTTCAGCACTTTTGTCTAAGAAAGAATTAATACCTGCTTTAGTATCTAAGACTTCATCCAATTCTTCATTACGCATTCTCTTATCAATTGCTTTAGCAATACCTTTTGTTCTTTTTGAAACATCTTTAGGTCTTATTTTGGCGATTGAACCATCAGAGTTTTTTCCAGTAGCCATATTAAATAAAGATGAATTTGCTTTATTAATATAAGAATCCCTTTTTGTTTGTGTATCTAATATTTCTTTAATAAAATCTAAATATTTTTTCATTTTTACTTTACTTCCTATTTACTTTTTAGTATAATGTCTATGTACCATATGAGATGAATACTATAGTTTATAAATCTTCTACCCAACTTTCACTACTTACTGTTCCTGTAGTAATATCTCCTTCTGCAGTATAACTAGCATATGGCAATTCCGAATCACTGTCATTGATATTTGCATATGCTGTAGTAATAACTTTCTTAGTAGAAATAGGACCAAATAGGTTAATTTTTAGAGTAAAATTCAAAGTATGGGTAACAAATCTTCTCATTTGAAAATCGCCATCATAATCATCTTGTACTGATATACTATTAAGAATAACAGGTATATCTTGAATGATATTCATTTCAGGTATAGCATTAATTGATAATGTATACTCTGGTACAAAGGATGGAAGGATTTGCTCAATAATTTGAAGACCATCTTCTTGAGTCTTTGTTAGTATGTATAGAGAAATATCAATATTATACGGAACAATAGACTGCATAGAACCCTGTATATTTTGTCCACTTCCACAAGTAATATTCTGCATCTTGTTAGTCTTTCTAACAGCATCATATGAATAATTTACTATTTCAAAAGACATTCTAGGCAATGAAGTATACGTGTGATTCTCTAAAGATGGATCAGAATCTATACGAACTAGCCATTTTTCTTTTGGGGCATATGCTATAGGTATAAGTAGTGTTTGAACAACTGTTCCATTTACTGAATCAGTTTGTCTACGCTCTATCTTAATATCTGAAAATAGAGCACCAAATGCAGTGATTGTTTTCTTAATAATACCATGATAAAAAGGAGATTGATTTAACATTATAAAGGATCTCCAAATATATTATTTGTATTAAGAATAAAACTAGAACCTATTTCTTGAAGTGTATTATTATCTCCATAAGAATCTACTTTATCTATATTAACATTAACTTCTGCTTCAATAGTAGCACCTACTCCATTTCCAATTATTTCAACAAACGGAGTAGATTTATATCCTGCGCCAGAATTAGTTATAATAATATCAACAATTTTACCTGCATTACTTCCAGTTCCTATAACTGCTTGTGCTGTAGCACCATAACCTATAGATGATATAAAATTTACTGTAGCATTTGAATATCCTGATCCAGTATTTGTAATATTAATAGCAGTAACTTCACCATAATTACTATCTGTAATATCAGTAGAAAATGTTTTTAATGATTCAAATGCATCAATATCATCATGACCAGTATCTATTCTTTCAGAAGCATATTGGAATAATTCTACTTGAAGTTTATAAACGTATAGTTTACCCAATTGATAGAAAGGATCTTGATGTTGAACAAATTTAATTTCAAATAAACCTTTTGACAATGGGAAATAAATCAAATCTCCTTCATTAGGTCTACTAGGTACAGTAGTTACACCATATCTACCAACAAATTGTTCCCATCTTCTACGAGCAACAACAAGAGTTGCTGATTGTTCTATCATCAAACCAAACTTTTGTATCATGAATCCTTGACCAGCAAAGGAATCAATGTTTTCGAAATACATTTCAATGGGGAATGCTGTCTTGAATTGTGATAATCTATCTTCTCCTAGAATATTATCTTTTGATATTAATGTTCTAGGAATATACATCACTTCATTTCCATACATACGAAGTGATTCAATGATCAAATCTTCTACGAGATACTGTTCATTTTTTATACCATGTGTAAAATATACATTAGTAGTTGTCATGCTTTATCCCATGAACCAACTTAGTGGTGCAGATTTTGTCATTAAGTCATCTTCTAAATCTTTAATTTCATCAATTGCTTCTCTATATAAAGAATCGCCATCTAATGTAACACCACCAGGAAGTTGTATACCAGAAAACTTTTTGATATTAGTTGCCCACATCTTTTTAAATAATGCAGTTGTATAGTGTTTTAACCAAATTTCACTCCACATTCTAGGTGCAGTAGCAGGATCAAGTGCTCCATAGCCATCAACTAAAATATATTGACCAACTGTAGTATCTATTTTCCATACAATATCAAGATATAATTTATTTGTGAATCTATTAAATCTAATATCAGGTTTGGCATTTAACTCAAAATCCAACATTGACAAATGATTCATAACTGTTTTATAATAGATCATAGATGTTGAAGTTACATCATACAAATCATGCAAACGTAATTGGTATTGCAAGTCAAACATATTCTTAGATGAAGATGCTTGAGCCATAGGAACTACTCTAGTTACCCCATATAATAAATCTGGAAGAGTGATATACCGATTATCATATACACCGGCAGAAAAGGGGCTAGCGGCTAATGTTCCTGTTACTAATGAACTGGAACCTGTGATAGTTTCTCCAGCAACAAAAGTTCCAGTAGTACCAGCAATCAATAAAGTATTTACAGTTGATTTTCTAACTGGTTCTTCTGTAACAGTTGACTTTGCTCCTGATACTGAACCTGTAATTACATCACCAACTGAAAATGATGCTGCATTACTTGTAGTTAGAGTTAGAGTAGAAGCAGTAATCATATATTTGGCGTAGATTTGTTCTATACCTTCAGGATGATATAATCTCCAATATTCTAATGCTTCATCAATACGGTCTTCTAATTGATCATCGTCAACGTTTATTTCGAGGACAGGAGCACCTAATGCTCTTAAGCAATATTGTTTGAGCCCTTCTCTTGTATTTATTGCCATATTAAATTCCTTTGTTTATATACAAGTATTTATATTAAATTAAAGAGTCTTTCCAGCAACAATTGCCTCAACACGATTACCAACATTAGATTGAATCCTAAGTTTATAACCAGAAGCCATATACTTTGGTTTTTCTAATAATTCTACGGTTGAATTTAGAGCAACAATGAAGTTATATGCAAAATATCCTAAAATTGTGTTTGCACCATCAGTCCAAACTAAAGTCACTTTTGCATCAGAATCAATACTATCATTAACTAAAAATATACTTTCTAGGACAGAGTTTCCAGTCATTGTATACAAATCTGTATAAGTTGCATCAGTTGTAACATTAACACCAACACCGAAATATGTAGTTGAAGATGCTATTTCATATGCAATAGTTGCATGTAAAGTTGATGTAACACTAGATATCATATTAAGAATATCAGATGGTTGCATTACTTTAGGTTTCTTCAATAATTCAACAGCACCACCTATTGGTATTGGTAACGTACAAGATAAATCAATACCACCAGAATAAGTTGTTCCAGTTATGTTTGATGTAAGATTTGCAGCAACAGTACCAATGTTTGTAACATGTATAGAATGAACGATATATCTTAGACCTGCTGTTGCTGGAGCGGTAAATACCGCAGCTGAAGAAGTTGTAACAAGATAACCAACAGAGGCAGACATATTAGGATTAAATAGACCACTACTACCTGCCGCAACCGGAGATACCCAAGTAGGTGCACCACCAGCAGTTACTGTAGTGAGAACTTGACCAGCCGCAGTTGATGCAGCAGTCATTGCAGTTGTAGCTGCAGCAGTTTGATAATGTACAGAACCAGCCACCCCACCAGCAACGTTTGTTGCAGTAGTAGCAGTAGCAGCGTTGCCTGTAATTGTGGTTGGAGCTTGATGAACATGGTCAGCTCTTGCAAACGTAGTACCTGTTCCAACAGCAGCAGTACCTAAAGCAGCAGGAGTAGTTGAAGATGCTATTGGGGTATTACCGTTAAGTTTTTGTATAGCTCCAAGAATAGAATCGGTAGCCGAAACTGTTCCTGCTCCAGACACATACCCTGTTAAAACTTTTGCTATTACAGGAGCATTAGTTAATGTTGTCGCTAACCCTACTGAAGTTACGTCACCAGTTAAGTTACCCATTGCATGAACGTGATCCGATCTAGCTAGTGTAGTTCCTGTTCCTACAGCAGCAGTCCCTATTGTGGCAGGAGTTGTACTTGATAAAGCACTTGAATCAAGAAAACTATAAAAATTTACCGCAGTTGTTCCGAGAGTGTCTGTACTTTTTAAATCGGTATCAAATACTTTACCACCATTAACTGTTCCACCATCGATATTTACCGCTGCACCTGCCAATTCACTTATAGTATCGGCATCTGCAGCCCTTACCCAAGTGGTTGTAGTCAATCCTGTATAAATACCATTTTGTGCTGGAGCTGCTTGATCTTTAACCAATACACGACTTGTTGCTGTAAGAGTAACACCATCAATAGTTACTTGTGCTGTGTTAATCGTTAAGGCAGCAGTTGTGGCACATGCACAAGACTTTTTAACCCAAGCGTCAGGTAAACTTTCAAGAGTTAATGTTGTCCAAGAAGGTGCAGCAGCGGCATTTGATTGAAGAACTTGCCCAGCAGTACCAACTGTAGTATACGCATGAGCTGAACCAGTACCATAACCAACTCCGCCCAAGGTTGGTGTTGCTGTAGAATTAGTTCCACCATTAGCAATTGCTAAAGTTCCAGCTAAAGTAATTGCCCCAGACGTAGCAGCAGCAGGTGTTAAACCTGTCGTACCTCCGCCAAAAGTTGTAACGCCAGTTGAAGCGGTTAGATATGAACCCGCAGGTTGTTTACCATTAAAAGTATTCCAATCAGTAGAAGTTAAATATCCAGATACAGAAGTAGTTGCAGCAGGAATACTTAAAGTAACTGCTGTTGAACCATTATAACTTGTTCCTACTAGTGGTGAACTAATGGTTAAAGCATTAAGGTTAGATCCTAATGATACACCTGAAATTGTACTAGATGCTAACTTAGTAATAGCAATTGCTGCTGAAGCAGAAATATCTCCATTAACAATTGTACCTTCAGCAATCATTGTACTAGTAACAGTACCTGTATCTCCAGTAGTAATTATAGTACCATTTACATCAGGAACTGTTAATGTTCTAGTAGTTGCTGTAGTTATACTTGATAATTGAAACTGTAATTTTTTAGTAGCATCAGTTTCATCAATAAAATATGTTGTGCTATCAGATAATGATTTATTTGTAAGAGTCTGTGCTGTTGTTGTATATACACCATTAGTTACTGTTGCAGCATTACCAGTACAAGATGCTGAAGATCCAGTAACACTAATACCCCAAGTTCCAGAAGCACCAGTACCAGTTAATGTAGGTGAATATGAATTGTAATTGCTAGAATGTAATATAGTAGACCAAGAACCCCAAGTAGTATCAATACCAGCTCTTATTTTTAAAACTGGTGCTGCCGTTGAATTTGCTGCAGCAGGACTAAACAACAATGAATAAGATGGGTCTCCTGTTGAAGCAGTTGTTCCAACATAATTTGCATATGTAATTAATCCAGAATAGTTACCAGTTGAACTAAATGTGCTAGAATTCTTAAATTCTGAAAATAAACCATTACTATAAGTATTTGGTGCTAAAGCTATTGTTCTTGAACCAGTTGTTGTTATTGCTTGTACTGGGGTTAATATACCTGTACCATCAGTTTGTCTTAAAAATGCTGCAGCACCAGTGGTATTTTGATTTAAAGTAGGAATATCTGCTGCAACTACTGCTCTGAATGTTGGAACACCAGCAGAACCATTAGGTGCAGCAAGAAAATAATTAGCAGTTTTAGATGCATAAGGATTAGTTGTATCGCCATAAGCTGCAGAAAGACCTATAGAAATAGCACTAGAACCATTATAAGAAGTTCCAGATAAAGG